CAGTAGAATGGAAATATAAAACAACAACTATGTTTAACGGAGGCTACGAATGAAATGGCTAAAAGGGTAAAAAAGAATTATGTAAATAACGCCGATTTTCTAGAGGCGTTGATTCAATATAAGAAAGCATGTAATGAAGCTGAAGATGCTGGTGATGAAAAACCAAGATGTCCAGATTACATTGGTAAATGCATATATCAAATCGCGACAAGACTTGCAACTAAACCAAATTTTAGTGGCTACTCATATAAAGACGACATGATCTCTGACGGAATTGAGAACTGCCTTTTGTATATGGGTAATTTTAATCCTGAGAAATCACAAAATCCTTTTGCATATTTCACGCAGATTATTTGGTTCGCGTTTCTACGTCGTATCCAAAAAGAAAAGAAGCAGATGTATATCAGGTTTAAATCATCTCAACAAATGATTGCGTCAGGCGGAACTTATACCGGCGGTGAAGATGTAGCTCTTAACTTAACTACTTCTGCAGATTATATGAATAGCTTTGTACAAGACTACGAAGATAAGATTGCAAGAGATAAAGCTAAGAAGAAAATATCAGACGAAGTTCTCGAAGTCCAAGAGGTAATTGACGAAGTCGATGAGGAATAAGTTGTATGAAAATAGCGATTATTACAGACATGCACATCGGTGTGCGAGGTGACTCAAAGATATTTTTAGATCATCAAGAACGTTTCTTCAATGAAATATTCTTTCCGTATATAGATGAACACAACATCAAAACTGTTCTAGATTTAGGTGATACGTTTGACCGTCGTAAGTATATCAACTACGTTACTCTTTCTAGAGCTAAGAAGTTTTTCTTTGACCAATTAGCATCTCGCAACATCGAATATAAATCTATTGTTGGTAATCACTCAGTATACTATACTAATACGAACGAAGTTAATTCGATGGATCTATTACTTAAAGAGTATGATAACTTTACGATTTATGAGAATGAGCCAGTAGAATTGACATTTGGATCGACTAATGTTATTATGGTACCATGGATTACTAAAACAAACTCAGAAACATGCCTTGACGCAATACGTAAGTCAAACGCTCATATATGTATGGGTCACTTCGATATTGTTGGATTTGAGATGTTGAAGGGTGCTATTTGTGACCATGGATTGTCTAAAGAGTTGTTTAGCACTTATGAGCAAGTTTATTCTGGTCACTTCCATCATCCATCTGAATACGGAAACATCAACTATCTCGGTGCTCCTTATGAAATGACATGGTCTGATTATCAAGGTAAACGAGGATTTAGAGTTCTTGATACTGAAACACGTGAATTAGAATGGGTATTGAATCCTTTAGCAATTTACCACAAGATTGACTACGACGATAAAGATATGACAATTGAAGACATCTCTAATTTAGATATGGCAAACATTAAGGATGCTTATATCAAGGTTATTGTTAAGAACAGAACCAACCCATATATCTATGACTTGTTTATTAATAAATTGACTGACGCTGGTGCAGCAGATGTAAAATCTATAGATGACTCGTTAGACTTAGAAGATAGCGGTGTTGAAGATATTCTTGACGAAACTAAAGATACTAAAGACATTCTGCATGATTACGTTAGATCTATTGATACCAAAGCTGATAAAGTAAGGATTAAAGAATTGATTGATGAACTATACATTGAAGCGCAGAACATTTAATGAAAATAACATTTGAAAATGTCCGCTATAAGAATCTGCTATCATCTGGCAACGCTTGGACTACAGTCACACTAGATCAAAATAGAACCACACTTATATCTGGTACTAACGGCAGTGGTAAGTCTACTATTCTTGATGCTATCGTGTTTGCTCTATATGGCAAAGCATTTCGTAAGGTTAATAAGAACCAATTGATTAATACGATCAACGGTAAAGAAACTTTAGTAGAGATTAAATTTAAGATAGGTAAGAATGCTTTCTTAATTAGACGTGGTATTAAGCCAAACATATTTGAGATTATAAAGAATGGTGAGCTTCTTAACCAAGATGCAGCATCGCGTGATTATCAAGCATATCTTGAACAAAACATTCTTAATCTAAACTTCAAGTCTTTTAACCAGATCGTTATCCTTGGTTCTGCTACATACGTTCCGTTTATGGAATTACCGACTGGAACGAGACGAGATATTATTGAAGATCTACTTGATATTCAAGTCTTTAGTGTCATGAATACGTTACTTAAAGATAGAGTATCATCTAACAAAGAGTCTATTAACGAGAATTCTTATCAGATGGATCTTACAGAATCTAAACTAGAGTCTGCTAAAGAACACAACGCATCTATTCGTGCCATAAAAGAAGAAGAAGTTGATAAGATTAAAGAGAAGATGGCTGCTCATATTAAAGATGTAGAAGCAGCTAAAACCGTAATTGAACAACAGAATTCTGAACTCGATATCGTGGTAGATGATATTAAAGATAAGCCAGAGATGAAGGCTAAGTCTGAGAAAGCTAAATCATTAAGACGCGATATTGAAAGTCAAGTAAGATCACACCAAACTGAATTGTCATTCTATAAAGATCATGATGATTGTCCTACTTGTAAGCAAGGTATAGATCACAAGTTTAAAGCTGGCATCGTTATTGAAAAAGATGCAAAAGTAACAGAACTTGAAGCTGGCCTTGAAAAGCTTGCAATAAAATCTAAAGAATACGATGATCGACTTGAAGCTATATCAAGCTTAGAAGATAAAATGCGTATTATCAATCTTGGTATTGGTGACCAACGTGCAACTATTAAGGTTGCTAAGAATGCTTTGTTATCTTATAAGGCTGAACTGGATAGAGCACAAGAAGAAGTTAAAGCAGTTGATGCATCGACTATCAAAACTCACACAAGTAATCTTGAGAAGTTTGAAACAGATCAACAAGATTTGTTTAACCACAAAGAGATTTTAACCGTCGTATCTGCAATGCTTAAAGACGGCGGTATCAAGACGCGCATCATTCGCCAATACATTCCAGTAATGAATAAGCTCATTAACAAATACCTTGGTGCGTTTGACTTATTTGTTGATTTCCAATTAGATGAGAACTTCAACGAAACAATCAAATCACGTTTTAGAGATACATTCTCTTATGCTTCATTTTCTGAAGGAGAAAAGCTAAGGATCTCTTTATCTATTATGCTTGCATGGAGAGCTGTAGCAAAGCTTCGTAACTCTGTAGCAACCAACTTATTGTTACTTGACGAAACATTAGATGGAGCATTGGATGGTGTAGGTATCGAAAATCTTATAGATACATTACACAACCTAAATTCTGATGACAACATTTTTGTTATCTCACATAGAGGTGATCAGTTTGGTGACAAGTTTGATCATCATATTAACTTTACAAAAGTAAAGAACTTTAGTGAGGTTACCAGCTAAGGAGAGAAAATGCAGCATTCTATAGAAGATCTAATAAGACGTATTAATGTTATGAAAGATAATGCAATATTGTTACATAGAGTTCGTAACGAGTTTGCTGAAATCTCGTATAAAGAATATGACAAGGCAGCCTGCCAAGTATTGATAGATGATATACAAGCGATGGCTCTCTTAATTGCCAATGACAAACAAGGCAACGAAGTTATTACTGAAATGGAATATAAAAAGTAATTGTTTACAAAATAGACTTTCCGCAGTAGAGTTGTACTATATCATGAATAAGGAATAGCATGTCTAAATTTTATACATCTGTTGAGCGCTTTGGGTCTAACATACTCCATCGTGGTTATGAGAACGGTAAACGTTTTTCACGCAAAGTTAAGTATCAACCTACACTCTATATTGGAGTAAAACACGAGACTAAGTTTAAGTCTTTAAATTCTGGCCGATACCTTGAGCCATTGCAACTTGATTCTATGCGTGATGCAAAGGATCATATTGAAAAGTACAAAGATGTACACGGATTTGAAATTGCAGGTAGTAGTAACTACGTAGCACAGTTCATCCAAGAAAATTATCCTAACGAAATCAAGTACGATCCTACTTTGATCAATATTGTATCATTTGATATTGAGGTCGACATTGCTACTGGCTATCCTGACGTTAATGCCGCAGATAAAGAAATCACATCAATTGCGTACAAATCATCTAAGTCTTCAGACTATCACCTACTTGGTCGTAAAGATTATGACAAGCACAAAACCTTATTGAATGTAGATCCTGATAACATCCACTTTATGAAGTTTGACACTGAGCATGCATTGCTTAAACGCTTTAAAGAATTGTGGATCAACGATTATCCTGACATTGTCACGGGTTGGAACGTAGAATATTTTGATATTCAGTATATCATTACACGTATGATGGTATTATTTGGTGAAGAATGGGTACGAGATCTTTCACCTTGGCGTAGCATACGTCAAAATGGTCGTGAATTCTATGGTAAAATGCAGAATACATATGAGATTTCAGGCGTAGCAGTTATCGACTATATGGATTGCTTTAAGAAGTTTGGCTACAAGTATGGACCACAAGAGTCATGGAAGCTTGACCACATCGCAAACGTTGTTCTTGGTGAAAAGAAACTTGATTACTCAGAGTATGGCAATCTTAACGCGTTGTACGAACAAAATCCACAGCTATATCTAGATTATAACCTTAAAGACACTTGGTTGATACAACGGTTTGAAGATGAAACATCTTTGCTTCAATTAGTTATGACTGTTGCTTATGGAGGCGGTGTAAACTTTAATGATGCGTTTGGTACAGTTGGTATTTGGGAAACAACTCTATATCGCAAACTCATGAGTGAAGGACGTGTTCCACCCGTTAAAGGCGGTCCAGGTCAACGTGCAGGTGATCTCGTTGGAGGTTATGTTAAAGATCCAAGGGTAGGCATGCATCCATGGATTGTATCGTTTGACTTAAACTCTCTGTATCCACACTTAATGCTGCAATACAACATGTCACCAGAAACATATTTGTCTGAAGAACGTGATCATGTATCACAAGATATGGTTCTAAACGGTACGTATCAATCTAAACGTACAACTATGTCTGTAGCTGCAAACGGTGCTTGCTTTACTAACGAGTTTCAGGGCGTAATTCCTAATATCATTGATGAATATTACGGTAATCGTAAGATCATCAAGAAGAAGATGTTAAAGGTCGAACAAGCTCTTGAAGATGCTACTGATCCTGCTCAGAAAGAATTGTTAAAGCGTGAAGCAAACCAACTGCACAACTCTCAAATGGCTATCAAAATCGCAATGAACTCTCTTTATGGCGCTACTGCAAACATTTACTTCTTGTACTATATTAACGATATGGCTGAAGCTATTACAACATCAGGTCAATTGTCTATTCGTTATGGTCAGAAAGCTGTTAACGATTATCTAAACAAAATTCTTAAGACTGATAAAGACTACATTGTTTATATCGATACAGACTCTATCTACGTTGATATGGCACCAATCGTTGAGAATGCTTTTGGTACTGTCGATGTTGACCGCAAGAAAGGCGAAGAGTTTCTTGATAAAGTTTGCCAAATGAAGATTGAACCAGTATTAGAAGCTGGTTATATCGAACTTGCAAAGAAGATGGGTGCATATCGTCAAGCTATGCAAATGGCACGAGAAAAGATCACTGATAAATCTGTGTTCATCGCTAAGAAGCGTTACATCATGAATACTCTTAACTCAGAAGGTGTACACTATGAAGAGCCAAAGATCTCAGTTACTGGTCTAGAGTCAGTACGGTCTTCAACACCTGAAGTATGTCGTGAGACACTTAAGAAGTCTTTCAAAGTTATTATGAACGATGGTGAAACATCAACACAGGAATTTATTGCTGACTTTAAATCTAAGTTCCTTAATCTTCCAGCTGAAGATATCGCAAAGAATTCAGGTACAGATAATATTGATAAGTATCGTGAACGTGGTTCTGGATCTCTATATAAGAAAGGTTGTCCCATGCATGTTCGTGGTTCTATCTTATACAACCACTACCTAAAAGAAAAAGGTTTAGACCGCAAATATGATAGTATTAAAGGTGGCGATAAGATCAAGTTCGTATATCTCAAAACACCAAACCCAATACGTGAGAACATCATATCGTTTCCAGGTGTACTACCTCCTGAATTAGGGTTAAATCAGTACATAGATTATGAAAAACAATTCGAAAAGGTATTCCTAAGCCCGTTGCAAGCTATTCTTGAAGCTGTTGGTTGGAATGCAGAACACGTCAACACATTAGAAGATTTCTTTGGATAGGAGTAAGCATGAATACTAAAGAAGATGTTCAATACCGGCTTGAGTTGGTAACAAAGAAACATAAACATCAACATGAAATTGTTTCTGCACTTGAGGCTGAAAAGGCCCCAGAAAAAGCAATAAAATCTGCAAAGGTATTAAAGCTTAAATTGAAAGACGAAATGGAATACTTAGGTCGTCTTAATTTTGAAGATTAAAGTTGTACATTTTGCATATTGTATGGTAGAATGAATGGAACACAATTGAAAGGAATACATATGTCTGATTGGGCAAACGATATTATGATGATGCATAACCGCTTTGGTGTGCGTGAATGGTTTGAAGCAAATAAAGGTGATAAGGAATTGATGGGAAAGTATCTTACTTTCCGTATGAACATGTGTTTGGAAGAGTTACTTGAAACTGCAGAAGCTGCTGATATGAACTTAGTTGTTAATGAAGATGGTAAGTATGAGTTTGTATCAGAAGAAATTCCAGAAGGAACTACATTTACTCCAACCACAGATCCTGAAGAAATCGTGGATGGTCTTATCGATATGTGTGTTTTTGCTATTGGGACTCTCGATGTGTTTGGTGTCGATGCTAACGAAGCATGGGATAGAGTATACACAGCAAACGTCTCAAAAGATGTTGGTGTTAAAGAAGGTCGGCCAAACCCTTTCGGATTACCAGATTTGATTAAACCTGAAGGTTGGGTTGCACCTGATCACAAAGGTAACCACGGTGATTTAAATAAGGCTCTGTAGGTGTTAGCGCCATACATGATTTGAAATTATGATCTCGCTTAGATAAATAATACATATCATATAGCGAGGTCCCACCATGTGCTCACCAGAAGTGCGTAAAGAAGCCAACCGATTTAATTGGATGATTAAAGGCCAATTAATTGACTCATCAGAAAATGATGAAACAGTCGAGAGATTATACGACTCTTACTTCAAAAGATTGTGGGGTAATATAGAAAACTATATCCACGAAGATGGTTTTGAGCAAGCGTATAAAGATCGCGAATATGAAATCCTACAAGAAGAAATGAAGTACGTAGCACATTTAGCATACGATTAATTGTTTACAAACCCATCTTTATGTTATAGACTGATTCTATAAACAGGAGGAGAATGATATGTACACAGTAAAACGTCGAAACCCAAACGAAGTTGTAGCTTTATGCACTCGATTATCAGATGCTTTTACCTTTTTATCTACAACTGATAAAGAGCCAGTTGGCACTTATTATATCGAAGATGTCCATCATGTTACTTATTTCAATGAGTACCTTACAGAATACCGCGGATACGTTCTTTTAAACGATATCTACGAAGACGAAGATCACAGGACGAATACGTACCAGTTTGGTATAAGCCATGGAGATTACGTAGAAAACCCTCAAAAACTAAAAGGCTTATCTAGTAATAGTTACGCCCCTTGGGAAGAAGTAGAAGCACACTTTAAAACAACAGTTGACTGTTTACATGACGGTCAAAAGAGTGTAGAGTGATTCTATTAACAGAGGATAAAACAATGCCAGCCACAACGATCAAAAATATAAACGCAGCAATTGAGCATCACAATGTCGAAATCTGCAAAGGTACTGGCTACTTTTACTTCGCACCTTTACCTGGTGCACCAAATCACTTAGATGATTTGATCCCAAGCATCTATACATGTCATTTGCGTGATATGTCAATTCAACAGTATGTCGACCATGTCGAATATACTACAACTTCATAAAGGAAATAATATCATGAAAACTAGCTTCAACACAGATCGCTCATCGACTGCTTACCAATTTACTGTAAACATGGTTAATGGTAGTGTAGCTCCAGAGCATCAAGCAGCTATCGACGGTCTTAAGTTGGTAGTTAAGATGGGTAACCTAGCATATGACCAGGACGCTCCACAACGCGTTAAAATGCAAGGTCGCGGTCCACGTTCAGTAATTTCTGAGAAAGTATATGGCAAAGGTCGCCGTCGTCAGTATGATTGCTCTCTTCCACTAGCTTATGCTACTCATGCAGATGTGTACGTATATAATCGCTAAAAGGGTTGACATTTTAGCTTATCTGTGATAGAATAGAATCATCAAACATAAGGAATGTACAATGAATCTTGAAACACTTCAATCACTAGATAAGCTAGAAATCAACAAGTCTCGCATTGTCGCGACGTCAATGTTAGGTAAAAAGACTAAACCATTAGTTCTTCAACAACTTAAGTTAGATATTGCAAACGCACCTTCTTCAGTAGAAGTATCTCGCATCATGTGGCAAGTATATCTTTCAGGCTCAGGCCTCGGTACTATCGGTTCTTCTTGGAAAAAGCACTACAATAACGCATGATCCAATCTCATTTAAAATTACCAGAACCGCTCATTCTCGAACTATCTGAGGATGAGCTTTCTTACATTAAAACTATGGCTACTGATATTCATAGTAGTCCTGCAAAAGCGCGTGGTCGTTCACTCGAACTAATTATGGCACATACAACTGCTGGTGTTATTCTTGAGTTTGCTCTTGAACGCCAAGGCGCTTTGAAAAACCCTGCTGAATTTGATCACACAATTCCTGACTCTCATAATTGGGATGTTGAATGGGATGGCATGCGGTGTGAAGTTAAAAATGCTCAAGATCCAGATAAAATGCCTGAAGGATTTGAAATAAAATGGTTAACAATGTCTAATTATATGGGCAATAAGTTAGCACGCAATCGTAAACTATATCCAGAATGTGTTGATGTAGTAATATTCGGTTGTTATTCAAAAATAGCAGAGAATACTTACGATGTACGTTGGAGATGTGTAGCACCCTTTAATACTATACGCGAAACACTTACTCCCTGCAATCCTGATTATGATAACAACTGGACAGAAGAATTCGATGGATCAAAGAAATTAAAGTTTTTCTATGACCATAGAAAAGAAAACCGATGTATATATAATCATAACCTATAAAGGAGTTAAGCGTGCAACTTGAAACAAGACCAAATTATGATTGTTACGTAAATTACTTCTGGCCAAAATCAGAATGGTTAGAAGAGAATTGTTTAATTGGTGATCTAGATTACCTTGGACCTGAAGCTGATAAGCATATTAACGATCCGTTGATGCAGAATATTCCTGCTTATAACTGTGTATCTCGTACATACGAAGGATTTAACAACGTTAATCAAGATTTAAATTACGGTGTTAATCAACGAGTATTTAAGAAACGTCCTGCTGATGTGCAAGAACGAGTCAAAAATTATGTGACAGATAAATGGTCTTTGCTTGAATATGTCTACGCGTATTACGTTCATCGTAGTACTGGTTCAGGTTTCTATGCTGGTAAAGATTGGCATGGTTATCACCATTCAATCGTATCGCATTTTGGGTTGTACGAAACAGTAGAAGAAATGGCTGAACTCATGAAGACATGGAAAGCAGCAGATCGCAAAATGTTTTCAACTATTGGAAACCAAAATCCTACACCGATCAAAGGATTGAACTTACCAGAACATATCACTACATTTGGTTTGGAGTTGATGAAAGAATTGACTGGTTGGTTAGAAGAAAATCTTGCAAAAGATAACGGAGCTCCATTAGATCAGAAGGATTTGACAGACAGACTTAATCAAAAGAATATTGATAGAGGTGTACGTCGTTGGAACTTCCCATATGCACAAATGATTGCTGACATCGCTACGTACCATCCTGAATATGTTGATCCAAATTCTAGTTTGTATTGTGGTAACAACGCAAGACAAGCAATCGAACAAATGTTTCGCAGACCTAAGGGTATGAGCGAACATGAATACCACGATTTAGCATTAGCAAATCTTACAGAGCGACTTGGCACGAATGCTGTTGCTCACGAAGATACGTTGTGCATCTATGTTAGATTTCTAAATAATCTTGATCGTTCAGGTCGTGGTCTTACTAATGCTTCTGGTTATTATATGATGAATAAAGATGATACTCCTATGCATCCCGATATTTGGCGGCCAGAAGCATATCAAAAGAAAGTAAATAATAGTTCACACTCAGTAATGGATTTTCTATCATGACAAAAACATTCGCACAGATTGTAGAAGAATATAGACAACATAGACGTTATATTCTTGCAGCTTTAAGAGCACAAAAAGAAAAAAGTTAGTTACAATTGAAATATTACGTGGTAAGATGAAGCATGTAATACATACGGAGTTTATAATGAAATACGATAACAACAAACCGCCTATTCATCTCGTGCCTACAGTGGCTATCGAAGCAGCAGCTAAAGTGTTTGCTTTTGGCGCAGCTAAGTATTCTGAAAACAATTGGCGTGACGATATTAATACTACCGAATGGGGCAGATCTTATTCTTCACTCCAACGCCATCTTATGGCATATTGGAATGGTGATGATATCGATCCAGAGTCAGGTCTTCTTCACATCGATCATGCACTAACACAACTAATAATTCTCCGTGTTGCATTTGATGAAGGTAAAGATATGGATGATAGGTACATTAAACACAAAGAAGTAGAGGATGTATAATATGATGAATGTATGGGATATTCGCGAGTACTTTATTGAAGAACTAAAAGCTGAACGCTTTACAACTGATAAAACTGGTGCTAAAACTATTGAAATGTTAGGTGCATCATTTATTGCTGATGAACCGGCTATCTTTGGTACACCAGTTAAATCTTATATTGATGCAGAGCTAGCTTGGTATGAATCTGGCTCTACCAATATTAATGATATTCACGGTGAAGATAAAGATCCGCCTGCGGCTTGGCAATACGCTGCTGATAAACATGGCAACATCAATTCTAATTACGGACATCTTGTAGACTCGCCAAAATTTTATAATCAATATTATAATGCAATTGACGAGTTGATTGCTAATCCAGATAGCCGTCGTGCTCAAATGATTTACAATCGTCCATCTATTTGGGCTGAGTTCAACGAAAATGGTAAATCTGATTTTAT